TATTGAAAAAATATATCAAACGGCCTTATTGACGCAAAACTCTAAAAAATCAAACGATGTGTATCGAGAGAGCTATGACGAGTTTCAAAAATTAGATCCAAACGAGGTCGCAGCAAGGACGTCAATTAATAATTTAGAAAAATATGCTGAAGGAGCTTCGTTGTATAAGTTTAACAACGCTACGCCTTCCCACGTCAAGGGAGCCATCGCGTATAACATACTGATTAAAGAGCTAAAGATCGATGATAAATTTGAAGAAATTCAAGCAGGACAAAAGGTTAAAAAGTTATATTGTGCCAAGAACAAATACGGTTTAGATGCTATTACTTACACATCTACTTTACCAGAAGAGTTTGGGATTAAAGTTGATTGGGATAAGATGTTTTCAAAACTTGTTACTCAACCGATTGAAAGGCTATACGAAGCTATTGGTTGGTCTTTACCAGAGATAGGCAAAGAAGTGCAAACTGATTTATTTGAAATGTTTGGAATGTGATTTAAATACCTTTCATGTATGCTGCAGAACAACTTTTTTGTAAATTAACTTACGAGGAAGTATATTACACGCTTCGTGGCATTAACGAAAACGATTGTTACTTTGAAGAATTTTTAGACAGCCAAACACTAGAAGATTTTTTATATTTGTTGGAAATGTATGAAATTGTTTATCTTGCTTCTGATGGCAGAGTACTACTAACAAACAAAGGAGAAAAAATTCTTCAGTATGTCGGTCTTGTTGTTGAAATGGATAAATTTAGATATAAAGTAAAAAAGACAAAATTATGAGCAATACAAACAAACCACTAACCGTTTTTCTGGACAACATTGGACGCACCATTATTGGCAAGGTTCTTAAACAAGATGACGCAACTCTTTCTGTTGAGAATCCTGCTTTGGTTCACATCCAAGCCAATCCTCAAACGAGTCAACTTCAGCTTCAAATCCTTCCTTTGTTTTTTAAAGAATTTCAAGCCGATAAAAACCAACCAACTGTTTGGAATTATAAGAAGGCAAATATTACGACTTCAGAAGAAATTCCATTTGCAGTGCAATTTACTGCGCAATACGAGCAGATGTTTCAGCCAGCTCAACCAGCACCTGAAAAGCAGCCAACCGTAGTCAAACTTTTTGATTCCGATGAAGAATAAAACCCTTTAAGAGTCAACTGCAAATAAAAGACCTCTTCGGAGGTCTTTTTCTTTGTTGAAAAGCAAAGAGAACAGGAGATAGTAATTTTATGGCTAAATCTAAAAAAACAAACGAAGAAGTAGAAGACAACGATTGCGGTTCAATTGAAGACGCTTTCAAGCTTTTAGACAAGCTTAATTCAAATGCAGCATTTTTGGACGGCAACAGTCTTTCAACGGTAAGCGAGTGGATTGACACTGGTTCATATGCTTTAAATGCGATTATTTCTGGTTCGCTTTATGGAGGTATTCCAATGGGACGCTTGACTGCTTTTGTTGGTCCTGAATCTTGTGGCAAGACTTTGATGGCTAATAAAATTATGGCCAACGCTCAAAAGAAAGGCATGTATGTAGCTTACTTTGATACAGAAGGAGCATTGGATGAGGCTACAGCAAAACGTCTCGGTTGCAATACAGCTAAAATTAAGCACGTCCCTTCAGAGATCACGGAACATTGTCGTAATGAAATTGTTCAATTTCTAGACACGATCGTTCAAAATAAACTACAAGGCAAAGTTTTAATTGTTATTGATTCGCTTGGCAATTTAATCACTGCTCAAGAAAAGAAGAAGATTGAAGAAGGATCTGAAACCCTTGACATGGGTAATAGAAGTAAGCAACTTAAGAGTCTTATGCGAGCAGTGACTCATGCTGCTGCAAAGGCAAATTGTCCAGTTGTGTTCACTAACCACATTTACGAAGATCCTTCCCAACTCCATCCGACTGCAATTAAAAAACAAGCTGGTGGTTCTGGTCCTCTTTACATGTCCTCGGTAATTGTTCAGATGGCAAAAAAGACAGAACGAGCAGAAGACAGCAAAAACAAAGATTCGAACACAGAAACTACTTTAATTTCAAAGGGAATTAACGGAGCCACATTACGAGCCTTGACTACTAAGAATAGATTTGTGACTCCATTTTTAGAAATTGAGATGTATTTGAATTTTCGTACAGGATTAAACAAGTTTTCTGGATTACTTGAAATGGCTGAAGGTTATGGCGTAATTGAACGTCGAGGGCATCAGTTTGCCTTAAATGGAGAATCTATTGGCTTTTACAAGGACTGGAAAGAGAATGAAGAGGTTTGGAATAAAATTCTTCCCCTTTTAGAGAAAAAACTTCAAACAGAACTTTGTTTTAAAAATGAATCTCAAGTTGATTCAGAAACGGATGTAAGCGAAGATGAAGCAGAATGAGCAAATTACAAAATTCCAGCAAACTAGATTTAGATTTCTTCGAATCAATTCTGCTTTACAATGCTCTAGGTGATCCAGAGTATTTGAGCTCTATTATTTCTTATGTAGATCAAAGCTTCTTTAATGATAAAAATATTGGTAGAGTAATTGGAGGTCTAACCAAATTCTTCAATGAGAGAGGAACAGTACCAACCATTACAGAAATTAAAGCTCGTCTTACTTCAGAAGAAGACAAAAAAGCTCTTATCGAAATTAAGTCTAAGTTAAGTTCGCTGGAAGGGCCTTTTAATAAAGAAGAATTGATTTCGAACACAGAAAAGTTTCTTAAGGAACGTTTCATTTATAAAACTATTCTTAACGTAGCTGAGAAGTTTACAGATCAATCATTTTCTATTGAAGAAACGTTGGTAGACTTTGAGAAAGCTTACAACATTACACTAAAAGAAAACTTAGGACATTGGTATTTGGAAGATGTCGAAAAACATATTAAAGATTTGACTACAATTTACAATCCAGTTCCTACAGGATGGGAGTTTTTTGATTCTAAAACAGAGGGTGGTTTATTTCCCAAAACTCTTACTGTTTTTGCTGGTCAAGTAAACGTAGGTAAATCTATTGTTCTTGGTAACTTAGCAACTAATATGCTTTTGGCTGACAAGAACGTTCTTTTAATATCATTAGAAATGTCGGAGTTTATGTATTCAAAACGTATTTCTACTCAATTGACGCAGATTCCACACAATGACCTTAAAACGTTTACAGGTGAGCTGCAAGAGCAGCTTAGACATATTAAAAGAAGCATTAATAGTAAGTTGGTGATCAAAGAGTACCCGCCAAAATCTATTACTGTTCGTCAGATTGATGGCTTCGTAACAAAACTAAAGCATAAAGGGTTCAATCCCGACATTATTGTAATCGACTACATTAATCTTATACATCCAATTGCTAAAAATTTGAACTCGTATGAATCAGTCAAAGAGATTGCAGAACATTTGAGAGCTCTTGCATTCAAATACAACATTCCAATTATTAGTGCAACCCAGTTGAATCGTGGAAGTTTTAATACCTCTTCCCCAGGTATGGAGGGAATTGCTGAAAGCATTGGGCTTGCTGCCACCTGTGATGTCATTTGTTCTTTGTGGCAAGAGGAGGAAGATCGCGAGCTTGGAGTTATTAATATGGGTATGCAAAAAAACCGTTTTGGTCCTAACTTTGGTCACGCAGCATTCAAATGTAACTACAATACATTGACTCTAAAAGAAACTTCTACGGACTACTTTGCTGATGAATCTTCAACAGAAGATATTGTAAAGGGAGCAGAGAACACACTAAACGATTTAATTGCACATGACCAGTAAATTAATAGAGCTTATAGAAAAAGCAAATGATAGTGTTAGCTGCTCGTTCTTTGGTCAACCTCATGAAAGATTTCGAGACAGCAACTGCAACCAAATAACAATAAGCACAAAAAAACTTTTTGAATGCAATGCAACCCTAATTGACTGTCTAGACAAAAAATTTTTTGAAAATTCACTTTTAATTAAAAAATTTGATATTTTTATACAAAATAATTCATGTCAAACTGTAACATATGTAAATTTTGAGAGCTTTGTAGAACAAAGTAATTTACAAATTGTTATTGAACAGCTTTTAATAGAAAGCGAAGAGCTCAAAAAACAAACAGATACGGTAGTATTCAAAATACCTACACAAACAAATTTGCCTTTTGGTTTAAGACATAGTTTTCTTAAAAGTTATTTTTCATACAACATAAAAAACGAAAAATTTTTAATTGTTACCAACAACAAGTGTTTAATTAAATTGCATGAAAAAGTTTGATAAAAATTTTGAGCAATACTGGTTAGGTAAAACTGTTATTAACAACAAGGCTGTTGGCCATCACAATATATTATTTAAAATTTACTACAAATGAACAATCAAAATATTCTAGTTTTTACTCATTCTGATTTGGACGGTGTTTGTTCGTATCTAGTTCTTTGTTGGTTGTATAGTCAAAAGCTAGACGTCATTCCAACAACACCTATGAAACTCGAGCAAGATTATGATAAACTTGTTGCATCTGGTAAAAAGTGGGACCGTTTGTACTTTCTAGATTTAGATGTTTCCAAGATTGGAGATAAAATAGATCAAAAAACTACTGCAATTTTTGATCACCATAAGACAAACATTTATCAGTATCAAAACGCAATTGTGAGAATTTATAACGAAACTTCTTGTGCCAAATTAATCTACGATTCCTTGTTTAAAAATACCGATAAAAAATTGACCAGTAAACAAAAGACGTTAATTGCATTGGCAGATGATTGGGATTCGAACACAAAATCAACTCCTTTATCAGAAGGACTAAACATTGTGTATCATTCAATGTCAGACAAATTTAATTCTTTTGTGGAGGATTATTATAATGGGTTTGAACTATTTGATAAGTTTAAACAAAACACGATCGGACTTTATAAAAAACATCGCAATGAGTACTTGAGTGGTCTTAAACCCTTTTTTGGGGAATTTGAATTTGATGGTGTGAAAGATGTAAAGGTAGGAGCAGTCTTTTGCGAAAAATATGTACAAGAATGCTGTGATTTATTATTTCAAAAATACAACGTAGATGTTTCCATTGCTGTCATTTTAAACCAAAAAAGAATTGCTGTCAGAAGAAATTCGAACAACACGACAATCGACGTTTCT